ACACCAGTCTATTGTAAATAAATATTTACCTTTACGTTTTATTTTACGTCTAGATGTATATTGCATAGTTGCACCAGCTAGTTCATAAAACGTTGTGACACTTACATTGTAACTAAAACTGTCCCACATTACTACTTCATCGAGAGGCAATTCCTTGACTCCAGGCTTTGTACAAAATGCAGTAATAGGTGCTCGCCACCATAGTCCACCATCTTCCATTAAGAAATGAAACAATGGTACTCTGTTAGGTATAGAGCTAAAGCCAAATACACCTACTTCAAAATATTTATCATGTGAATCTTTTTGATCTCTTAAATAATTTCCTCTTACGTAACACTCTATTACAGGTATATTTGCATTTAAGTACGCCATTATATTTTAAACTCCTTTGTTTTGTTGTTTGCTTTGATTAAATATAAATTTTTTGCACATCTAGTAATTCCCACATACCAAACCCTGTATTCCTCATCTTGTTTAGCTAAGTTTTTTTTAGCACCCGCCATAGTATTTAAAGTTTGATTTAAAAATAAAACAACATTGGTTGCTTCACCACCCTTTGCTCCATGAATTGTAGACACTTTAATTCTTGGCTCTTGGTCTACTTCTTCTCCATTGGCAATCATTGCGTCCATATATTCTATTTGACTAGGAGAAACTTTTGTAAAAGCTTTTTGCCATGGTAATGTAATATCTACTTCGTGCATTCGTTCTTTTATTCTTTGTTTTTGTATATCTGGAATTTCTTTCTCGTCCCGCATTTGATTCCAATATCCAATATCTTCATATAAAGATTTACCTATACTATTACCTTGTGCTGTTTGAAAAAACAACCCGTGTCTTTTAAGTTGTGGCATTATCGGTTTTAATAAAGAATTAGTTCGAGTTAAAATTAACCAATCTCCTTTTTCCATATCTGTAATGACATCAGATAATTTATACCTCTCTATTATTTCTCCACGTTCTTCTTTTGGTAAATAATCTTTTTGAATTCTATTTACACCAACTCTAGAAATTACATCTAAAGCTTTTGTTTGAATATCAATTGGAACTCTTCGAGATTTTGTTAATAAGATATCATTTCCTTTCCAATTTTGAAAAGATTTAACATCAGCTCCTGCCCATCCAAAAATAGCTTGGTCATCATCTCCAGCTATCCACACTCTAGGATTTAATGCTGCACTATCTTTTATTATTTTGTCCAACATATCCCATTGAAGTTTAGATAAATCCTGTGCTTCATCAACAATAATTAATTGAAAAGCTTTTTTACTTTGACCTACTAAAAATTTTTCAATCATGTCATTAAAATCTATAAGACCATATGTTTTTTTATAGTTATTAATTTCTTTGGATATTGCGTCAAGTTTAAATCTTTCAACCCAAGTTAAATGTTCATTTCTATCAAACTGTTCTAATGGTGTTATTTGTCTAACTCTAGCTAAGTTTATTAATGTTAAGTATTCACTGTCTGAAGAAAATATTCCGTTCCATTGATTTGTTTCGTGATTTGCATATTTAATCTGTATACCACAAGTGTCACCTATTTTTTTGTAATGTTCTTCTTGCATTACATTTTCTTCTTTTAAACCTAATTGATTAAAAGCAAAAGAATGTAGCGTTTGAAAATAAGGAAGATCTTTTTTAGTCAGCCCTACATTGTCTGTTAAAAATCTATCTCTAGCTTCATTAGCTGCTTTTCTAGTAAAAGCAAAATACCCTATATTGTCTAATGAGATACCCTCATCAATTGCTTTTTGTACTGTTTGTAATAAATTTCTTGTCTTCCCAGTACCTGGAGGACCAATTACTCTATATTTTTTCATTAGTAGTTACTCTCTTTTCTCTTCACAGGTTGATATTCTATCTGTTCCACGTGAAGTTGTGGAAGTCGACAGACCTTTAATGTTTTACTATCAACATTTAAAGAATGATTAAATTCTACTTTGCAGTCTTTTTCTAATTGTCTTGCAATTCTTTCTTCAGGAATTTTCCAATTGCTACCTAGATGTTGGATGAAAGATGTAAACTTAAAGTAATGATGTCCTTCGTTTGTATAACAAGCACCATTTTTAATTTGAGATCTTTGTTTAGCTTGTGGACCGTTAATACAATACTGATACAGTTCATCTTTTAATCTATCAGCAATTTGTGTCCCTTTAGGTGGATAAATAGTTTCGCAACCATTTCGCCATTCATTAAGTTTTGCTCTATAATCTTTAGGTTTAAGAGGCTCAAAATATACTCCTGTTTGTTCCCAAATTAAATTTAAAACTTCTTTTTGTGTAGTCATTAATTTTGTATTAGCCACTATTACTTCCACTTTATCATCGCTTGGCATTACAACTTGAAACCTGTATTCAGGTTCTACATATTTAATTATTTGAAAATCTGTAATGTCAGGAAATACTGAAATACCATCTGATTTCACACCAAAAGGTCTAGAGTAACAAAGGCCTCTCATGCATCTATCTTTTATAGGATCTTCATAACAAGTGTGGCCTGCTGTATCTTTTCTCCATGCAGCTATTTTAGAATCTAGTTTTGTTTTATCCCAAGGATCGGCTAAGTAATTGTAGTTAGCTTTAGACACTTGATCTGGCCATTTATCTTTGTATTTCTTTTTAGCAAAAACCATATAATTGTACATAAATCTATCTCTACCATCATCTAGTTTTGTCTTAGAACACAAAGCTAAACAAGGAGGACCATCATCAAACTCAGGATCAGCACCAGTTAAAATGTTTTTATGTGTTTCTTCTACTAATTTTTCTAAATCTTCTTTACTGATTCTAGATTCTTCTGCAGTTTTTATAAATGATGGTAAGTCTAGTTTAGAATTATTTTTATCTAATGCATATCTTGCTGATTCTCCATTATTATAATAAGGTAAATTAATAAAATTCCCTGGTTTAATGTCTCCTTTTTCATCTTCCTTTAATTCTTTCTGTTTAGGAAAAATTTCTGTGGTAGGTTTTAAACCTAATGGTAACAGAAAAGCTTTTAAGCCATCTATTAAATCTATAGCAGGTATAGGTTCTTTTAAAAAAATATAACAATGTAACCCACCGCTTTTAGATAATATAGGAATAAGAGGAAGTTTATATTGTTGGAATAATCCTAAATATTTTTCAATTTTAAATTCACCATAATTAGGTGGATCGATATCTATGCATCCAAATTGAGCTGTTTTATTTAAAGTACATGGTTGTACTCCAATAGATATTTTTCCTTGTAGGTGATCTTTGTAATCGTTGATAGATAAGGGTCTACCAGCCCATTCATAATTCGGCTTAATCTTATTTTTATCTGAGTCTAATGAAGTCCTTGACATATCGGCTATGCCAAAGTCTCCTCTATAACCAGTAAATAGTTTTATAAATTCGTCAACCATATCAATCCCGGGTCGGGGCAGGTCTACTCTCGCTTCGCTGCCCCTATCCTCAAAAGAGGAATCTTAGTAATTAGATTCGTCTTCTACGTTAGTTTCAACAGAAGTTGCAGCTATGTTGCTTTTATGCAAACCGAGATTAAATTCTCTAGCCATGCTATATATTTCTGCGTTTTGAACTGGTCCGACTAACGAAACTGTCATTCCATGCCAAGTGAAATTGCCTTGATTCTCTACAGATTTAATATGATAAACCCTTGAGAATGATGGCGCTGGTATAGACTTACCTGTTTTTTTAGATACAACAAATTCATTATCCATTAATGAGTTCCAACCTCTACTAGTTTTTAACTGAGTAGTTTTCAAAGGCATCAATGCCTTCTCAGGTCTATCTCCTAATAAAATAACAAAATGATTTGCTGTTTTGATAATTTCATTACCATTTTTCAGCACATCTTTTGTACCCGACTTGGTAGTCTCTCCCATTACTCCAGGTCCCCTGTCATTATGAACAGGTCTCCCTTCACTTCGTTCGAATGGTGCCCATTCTGGATATGTCATTTTATAAAAACAAGGTATTACATTAATACCTTTGTCTCCACTATACAGTTTTTTTGTAACTGTATTATAAAACATTCCAGCTTCTGCACCTTCAACGTACTTAGCATGTTTCTTTTTCGTTTCATAAGAACCACTTTGCAGCAGTTTTAGAAATGGTAAAGCTAAGTCTTCTTTCTCTATATTTTCTAGACCCATTCCTGAGTCTGTTTCAAAATCTAGAGTAGCTATTGCACCTTCTTTTTTGACCGTAAGGTCGCTTGCTTCTTGTGTCATGTTATTTGCTCCTTGTTATTTTTGTTTTGTTTCCCTTAAACAGGTTGAAATGTTCAGAAGGCAAGTCAAGATTACTCTCTACTCGCTCTCTGTACAACGCTTTGAGAGTCATAGGTTCAACCTTCATTTTTTGTGTAGGTTGATATCCATTCTTCTCAGCAAGGCTAGCGTAATCATTCGCCTTGTTATCTTCGCCACGACCAAAGGAAACAGTAATCTCATTTTTAATAAGATCACCCAAGTCGTTATCTCGAAGCCATTTAAATGCTTCTTCCTTTTTTGCTATAGGAATAGAAGCACCGTAAATCTCTTTTACTTCTATGGCTGAACCATCTTGAAGTTTAAGAGTTTTTAATTTCATATGTTCCATTATCTCAGGAATTACTTCCTCAGATATTTTATCAGCAGCTTCTTTTTTTCTTTTTAAATTTTCTTCAAGAACTTTTACTTCGTCCTCTAAAGACTGCAGCTGTAAAACATAGTTAGATAAACTTTGTACGTTATCTATTTCATTTAATTGTTGAGGAGAATCTTCCTCAAACTGTTGTGTTAGGTCTACATTACTCATCTATTTCTCCTTTCTCGTATAGATTTATTTTAATTGGATAGTACATTCTTTCTTGTCGATCCCATTTTAACAAATTATATTTTCCATTTGTTATATCAGAAACTACAGAACAGGCTACACCAATAATAGCAGGATCACCAGTAAGAAGTAAATAATCATCCTCACAAAAATTTTTTAATTTTTGTCTTAAAGAATAAATTATTGGACCTGGACTAAAAATTATTTGAGAATCTTCTTTTAGTAATACTTTAATATCACCAAATTTTTGAGCTCCCATAATGTTAATTTTAGGTCTTCCTTCTCTAGTACCTGGTATTTCTTGGATAACATATACTATCGTTTTGTCTTTCATGCTTGACAATATAAAGGTTCAATATTATATTGTCAACTAGAAAGAAGAAAAATTATGAAATATAAATTTAAAACTAAGCCCTACGCACATCAAATGACTGCGTTAGAAAAATCATGGAATAAGAAAGTATATGCTTATTTTATGGAAATGGGAACAGGAAAAACAAAAGTTGCTATTGACAATATAGCAATGCTTTATGATGCTGGTAAAATCAATGGAGCTTTAATTGTTGCTCCAAAAGGAGTCTATAAAAACTGGTATTCTCAGGAATTGCCTACGCATTTACCAGACCACATAGAACATAAGGCAGTATTGTGGCAAGCTACTATTAATCAAAAACAACAAAAACTTTTAGATACTTTATTTAAAACTGGTCAAGATCTACATATTCTCATTATGAATGTTGAAGCTTTTTCTACTAAAAAAGGATTAGATTTTGCAGCTAAATTTTTAAATTGTCATAGCACTTACATGGCTATTGACGAGTCTACTACTATTAAAAACCCTGGAGCTAAACGTACTAAAAACATAGTAAGCATTGGAAAATATGCTAAATACAGACGTATCTTAACAGGTTCTCCGGTTACAAAATCACCTTTAGATTTATATAAACAATGTGAGTTTTTAGATGAATATCTGTTAGATCATTCTTCTTATTACACTTTTAGAACTAGGTATGCCATAATGCGTAAAGCACATTTTAATGGACGATCGGTAGAAATAGTGGTTGGATATAAAAATCTTGGTGAACTTTCTGATAAACTTAAATCTTTTTCATACCGTGTATTAAAAGATGATTGTTTAGATCTTCCTAAAAAAACTTTTATGAAACGTATTATTACACTTACTCCTGAGCAAGATAAGGTGTACCAGCAAATGAAAAAAATGGCTTTAGCTTTAATGAATGGTAAAATGATTACGACTGCCAGTGCTTTAACTCAATTAATGAGACTACACCAAATAACTTGTGGTCATTTTAAAGCTGACGATGGATCTATTCAAGAAATTAAAAACAACAGACTATCTGAACTATTAGAAGTATTAGAAGAAGTACACGGTAAGGTTGTAATATGGGCACATTACCAGCACGATATAGAAACAATAGTAAAACATATTAAAAAGAAACATGGGGATAACTCTGTTTTAACTTATTATGGATTAACTCCACAAGATCAAAGACAAGATAACATTGCTAAATTTCAAGATCAGGACAGCGATGTTAGATTCTTAGTAGGTACACCTCAAACAGGTGGTTATGGTATTACTTTAACAGCTGCTAGTACCATGGTTTACTATTCTAATGGATATGATTTAGAAAAAAGAACACAATCAGAGGCTAGAATAGATCGTATTGGCCAAACAAAACCTATGACTTATATTGATATTATTGCCGAAGATACTGTTGATGAAAGAATTGTAAAAGCTTTAGTTAAAAAAATAAATATTGCTTCTGAAGTAATGGGTGAAGAATTAAAAGATTGGATTTAAAATGAAACATTTATCTACTGTTCCCATATGTTCCAATGCTTTATTTATTTACAGACTTGACATAAAAAACGACTTGACTTTAGAATTTAAAAAAGAAAAGTTTATATCTATTGGAGGAGGTTCTTCTCTAAGAAGTCAGGATTTAAATATTTTAAAAAAATATAAAAAACTTAATAAAGAAATTAATAAAGCAGTAGATGTAACTCTTAAAAAAAGTCTTATGTTAAACAATATTAAATATAAAATATTTAGTTCGTGGTTAACTAAAGCAGAACCAACAACATTTTCAGAATCACATAAACATTCTAACTCATGGTTAAGTGGTATTTATTATCCTAAAGGTGATTCTGGGTTTAGTGTTAGATTTTTTTATGATAATACTCATTTATTTTATACTTCACCAACAGAATATAACATATATAACTCTAATGCTTGGAACATTTTTCCTAATGACAATTATTTAATTTTATTTTTTAGTCAGTTAAGGCATAAAATTATGCCCAATCAATCAAACAAAGATAGGTTTTCTTTATCATTTAATATATTACCTAAAGGACAATTTGGAGAGGGTGATTCTAAAGTAATTTTTTAAAAAATAAATTATAGGAAATTATAGGATATACATATGGGAGCGGTGTAATTTTATTCTACAACTTTTCCTTTGCTCCATTTCATTTCAGGAAGACCTTCAGTGTATTTTTTCCCATCAAAAGTTAACACTTGTTTTCTATTTGAATCTGATTCGTGATAGCTTATGTGAACCCAGCCCCCTGCAGGATCATCCTTGTCGTAGTACTCCATGATGAGCTGGTCAAAATCCACGTTATTTTGTAGCCAATAAGCTGTCTTAATATTGGGCACGCCAAAAATTTCTAGGTCAACCGCCTGGCCTTTGGCATGCTGCGACGTTTTTTTAGACCCTATAGCCTCACAGAGAGCTTCTGAGCGGTATCCTGATGTAATTGTAACCGGTTTATCGAAATGAGCACGAAGTGGTTCTAAGACCTCATAACACAAATCACCTAAACTTTTTATTTCTGCTGATCCCGGTGTGTTATCTATGCCTTTACGTTGAGCGGTCATAGAATTAGTCATTTCTCTTAATGTAAAGTGTTTTGATAGTTGCATGAAAAATTTTTTTTATTGTATAATTAAAGCAAATATAACATAGGCCATACCTGATATCAACGCTCCAGTAGACACTAATAATATGCTTTCTACACGGTTAATTTGACGTTCTAGCTTATTAATTTTATCATGAGTTTGCTTCTGCATAATTCTGCAAAGCTTTTCATGATCCTCTATTTTTTGTAATGCGTTTTTAGCCATTAAGTTATTCTCCTTCTATTGTTTAACTTGATAGCTTTTTCAGTGTTAGATAATAATGCATCCTCTATCCGTGTCAACCCTGTTGCGGCATTAACATTGTTGGGAATAAAAGCTGTTTTAACAGTATCTGCTGACACTGGAACCGTGTCGCTTGGTACGTTAGGCTTGACTAAAGATGCTGTTTTTTTGTTATCAGGTAAAGGTAGACTTGATACTGGCTCTATTGTTTGGGTATCCTTGTTTTTAAAATACTCTCTAATTTTTATTAAATCATTTTGTATTCCTAATGATTGTATTTCAGGATAGTTATCAAAAAACATATCTAATTCATTATCACTCATACCTAAAGGAATTCCAGCCCATTTACCTATAATAGGAGTTAATAGTTCTGCTGGATATATATCTGAAAACTGTAAATCTGGATTATGTTTTCTTAATCTTACAAATGCTTTTGGAAATAAAGCAGAGTGTTCTTTCCAATCTGGTAATGAAGCAGGATAGTAAAATCCTCCAAATAAATATCTTAAAGATGGTTTACTAAAACCTTGTTTACCTTCCATTTCTTGAAATTGATCTGCAATAGTAAACCCAAGTTTTTTGTTTAGTTCTGTAAATTCTAAAACATTAGACATTTCTTTGTATCTATTTCTTTGTAATATTTCAAATTGTTCTACAAGATTTAGTGGATTGTCTCTAATTTCATTAGGGTCAACAATGTTTTGATAAAAATATTTTCTAGTTTCATCTAGTTTTTTAGACAGACCATTTACTACTGCCGCCATTTTACTCGCAGGATCATTTTTTGTAGCTGCTAGACCTAACATTAATTTTACAGCTTGGGCTAATGTATTAACTTGAGAATAAGTGCTATCTAAATCTTTGTCATAGGCATTAATAGTTTTTCTAACTCCATCAATTGTAGCTGGGTTTACTGATCCATATAAATGAGCTAAGGCTTTTGCAGCAGACATTGCCACTCCATCAAATTTAGCGTTGTATATTATAAACCCTTCTTGAGTTTTTCCACCTCGAGCTCCAGGTAATAAAGTATTTTGAGGCATAATATCTAAAACTCTTTCAAGTAAAATAGGTTCAGGAAGAAAAGAAGAAAACATTAAAGGCAATGCTCCCATTTTTTCATCTTTAATATCATAAAATAATTTTTCAAATACTCTACTAAATACTTTTTCTTCAGAATATTCTGGGTTGGTAAATATTTCGCTAGCTAATTCTACTGCACCCGTTACTTGAAAATAAGGATTTTCTAAAGTCATATCAAATTCCCAAAAAGACTTGTCTTTATCTATTTTACTAATAGGATAAGTTTTGTGTCCTTTTTTATACCAAGGAGAATAAAATTTTCTGTAAGCGTTCATAGTTTTTTCATCTATGTCTGTTAATAATTCTGATACTCCACCTATTGTTTTATCTACTCCATAAAGAGTAGTACTCATTCCAATTAATCTTCTTGCACCCATTCTTCTGACCCACGGATTAGACGAACTTAATTCTCTACCAGTGTACATAGCGGCACTTACTATGTTTCTAATAATTTCAGAGTTAAACGCTATAAAATTTCCAAAAGGAAGTCTTCTCCAGTTTCTTACAATAGCTGGAACCATTTGATAGTTAGGATAAGTATTTTTAATATATTGTCCTGACAATTGTTTAATTGCATCTGAATGAGTTTTAGCAATTCCGTCCAATCTAAAAGGATCCCATTTTAATTTAAAAACTTCATCCCATTGCTTTGCCATTAATTCTTGCCACACAATTTTTCCATCTAATGCTTCTTTTAGTAATTTTTTAGCTTCAGTTCTACCAGCAGCAGTAGATGCATCTCCAAATACCCCAGTTTTATACCACTCTTGCAATTGTTTTATTCTTGCATCGCTAGAGACTACTCTCCCATTTTTAGCAACCGTTACTCCTAAATCTCTAAAACCTAGTTTCAAAGCATTCGTAGCTGTAAATCCTACAGCTGGAATAGCTGGAACAAATTGAGATTTAGTAAATTCATAACCATAAGCTTTCCAAGCGTTATCTGATCCTTGATAAAATTCTGTTGCTTTTTTAAATACAGGGTTTTTCATTAAGTAACTAAACCATTCATCGGTAGAAGAAAATTTTCCTTTAGCAAAGTCAGCTATAATTGCTTCTACTTCGCCGGCTACTGCTGATGTATCAGTTACTCCGTATTTTACATACTCAGCTAATTTTTCTCTTAATATTTTTTTATCTACACTTTTACCTGTTCCTATAATTTCTCCAAAAGTATATTGAATAGAGTCAATCATACTTGCTTGTCTACCTATATGACCATTTAATAATGCAAAAAATCCTGCAGTTTCAAAGTTACGAGCTTGTGTCATTACAGATAAAACTGTTTTACTTAACTGCGCTGTAGTTTTAGCTGCTAAATATTTTTTATATAAAGGAGACATTAAAAATTTATCTGTCCATAATGCATCACTTACAATCCCTTGAGCAATTTCTGGTATTGTATAATAAGATTTACCTCCAGAATGTTTGTAAATATCATCTAATTTTAAAACACTTTGCTTAAATCCTGTAGTATCAATTGGCACAAGATTAACTCCCGTTAATCGTTTTGCAGTAGTTGCTACTCGATCTGATGCAGCTTTAAAAATATAACCATATTTTAAACCTTGAGCTATAATTTTTTTGTTTGCTTGTAAGTGTCCTATTAAAGTAGCTTGTTTTGTAAGAGTGTCTAAAATAACTGCTCTAGGATCTGTTACTTTACCCATTAGTTCTTGAATGACTGGTGGTATTTTTTGTTTAGCTTTTAAAATTCCAGAAGGTGGGATTAAAGAAGTAATACCTTTTAATCTTTCTTGTACAGTAGTTCCTTCCATAGTTGAACCACCTCGTTTTATTATTCCTTCAATAATTCCTTTAGCGTCGGCTTCTATAATAGTATTACTTTGACCTTTATGAGAACTTCTTCTTAATAAATCTTCCATCCATTTTCTAGCTCGTGCTATAACTGCTTTTGATGGTCGCCAACTGCTTTCAAAAATTTGATATGAGGTTGTTAAATATCTACCAAGGCCTTGTTTAATAATTTTTTTAACTCCTGCATCCTCTACATATTTACTTAATACATTACTTAGTTCATCAATTTGACCTCTAATTTGTTTTACTAACGGAGATAAAGAAACATCTAAATTTTTAAGTGCTACTTTGTCTCCACCTAAAGCTTCGACTACATTCTTCCAATATTGTTCAACTCTTAAAGTACCTCCTCGTCCAATAATTCGACTACCCATTCCTACTTCAGCTAGTTTATAAATTTGACGTTCAATATTGTTTAAACTCATATCAACTATTTTTCTTTGAGTTTTAACAAATTCTTTTTCTTGTTGTTTAATAACAGCTAACTCACCTGGTAGTTTTCTATCAGTTCTAAGTGGAGTTAATATACCTCTATCAATTAATTTTAACCATCTGTCTCTAACTTCTGATAACTTATAGCCTCCAACATCAGATAATACTTTCCAATCTTTCATAGGAGGAATTCCTGCTTTAGTTAAAACATTAAAACCTAATTTTGTTTTTATTTTAGATAATTTTTTAGCAGCAAATGGAAGCGGAGAATATTTACCTGTTAAAGTCCCTGCTACAACAGGTTCTACAAAAGTAATTACATCTCCTGTAACGTTAGCAATTGGAGCTACCACTTTACTTGCTACACCTTTAACAACAGGTACCGCTAATCCTTTAATAGCTATGTTTAATCCACCAATCAAAGCAGTTCCTTCTTTTCCAAATTTTAATCTGTTTCTTAATATTGCAGCTGCTTTCTTTTTACCTACTAATTTTTGAGTATCTTCCATAGAAGTATTAAGTAAAGCTTGCATAAATTTACTATCTACTTTTGTAGATCCTGCAAGTGGAGATAGGTTTATAGTTTTTCCACTAGCATCAGTTAAAGTTGTGTCTGTACTATCATCTCTAGTAATTGCTTCACCAAGACCATAAGCTAAAGTTCCTTCTCCAAATCTTTTTGCAGTTCCAATTAAAGACCAAGAACCATATTTTTGTGCTATGTTAGAAACGTTTTTTATTTTAGGAATAGCCTTTACTTTATCAGCTACAGTAGGTGTTTTTCCAAAAGTTTTTGATTTAGATAAAGACTCTATAACTCGTTTAGTATAACCAGGTGCTACTTTACCAGCAACTTTACCAAAAAGTTTTAATATTTTTTTACCTGTAAAATAAGAAATACCAAATTGAGTAAAATCTTCTGCAAGTTCTTCTATACCCTCTCGTGAATCTTTTACTTCTGGCCAACGAGACTCTATAAACTCTACTACGTTTGTCTCATTCCCTTTTGGTAAACTATCAAACAAAGCCCCTATAATTATAGCAGTTCCTCTTGCACCTTTTTTAACAGCAATTTCTGCACCTTTTCTAGTTTTAACTACCAGTTCTGATTCGTAAGCTTTTTTTCTTAACTTACCATAAGTATCAATCCTATGTTCTCTATCATAACGGTCGTCTCCTCCCATAATAGCGGTTGAACCTTCTACAAAAGGATTAAAATTTATACTTTGATTATTGTATAATTTTAATAAACCATATCTTTTTACATCTTCTCTTAATGATGGATTGTTTTTAGCAAGGTTAAATAAATAACCATATCCTTGAATTAATGCTGCTTTAGATCCAGCTTCTTTAGCTTTTTCTGCACTGCCATATTGTTTAATAGCATCTAAATATTCTGATACAATTTGAGGATTATCTCTAAAGATATCCTTAAGACGCATTATATCATTTCGTTTTTTATCGCTTTTTATATTATTAATGTAATTAACTTCGTCATTACTTAATACTGAGTGCTTAGTATAATCTTTCTTTTCTTCCACAGAATATTCTTCTGTAGAAGCATCTTTTATTTTTTCTTCAACAGAAGGAACAGTGTTTTCCTTTACTTCTTCAAGAATGTTAGTAACAGGTGTACTATATGAAATGTTACCTTCAGTTAGGATCTCTTCAATAGTTTTTATTTTTTTTTCTGCCATGCATATTACACCATTGCATCCGACATTGGTAATACCAGACTAACTTGGTATTTATTATTAAACTCGTCAACTCCAGACTGATCTACTATGCTAGCAAAATCAGCG